GGATTCGTTGCCCTGGAAATCCACGGCCTTGATCAGGTATGTTCCGGTCATGGCCGGGACCGTGACGGAAGTCGCGGGCTTGCCGACCCTGAGCACAAGATCCGCGCTTTCAGACCACAGCGCACCGCTGGACGCCGGGGACAGCCGGATCCGGTAATGCGAGAGGTCCGGATCCGGGACCGGATACCAGGACAGGTAGGCGCTGGCCCCCAGGATGTTGCAGGCGAATCCAGAGACATCGGACGGAGGCTCCGATTCGCCGACGATTATTGCGGTGCTCTCTGCCGTCCATGCGCTCGCCACGCCGTAGATGCTCACGGCCCGGGCCTGGACGATGTAATCCATGCCCTGGGAAACGCTCTCGATTGCCGCTGTCAGGGTGCCGGCCGGGATCTCGATGGCAGACCACGCCGGGTCCTCGTCCGGCCTGTATCGGACCACGTATTTTTCCAGGCGGACCGTGCTGTTCTGGGGCGGCGCCAGATGCACGAGCATGCGGGGCACCACTCCTGCAGCCGTGACGATGAGGGCGGAGGTCCCTGTCTCGATGGACGTGATGGACGGAGGCGGGGGAGCCACCCTGGTAGGGCTCATGGGAGCGGTGATGTTCGTGTCAAATGCCGGGATCGGGCCGGTGTCGGCGTCGTAAATGGCCGGAGACTCGTCCACCATGATTAGGCGGGCCACGTAATCCCCTTGCCGCTCGATGCCCTGGACGAGGAGTTCCGCGGTCTCGGAATCCGTCTCTCCGAACATGGCCAGATCCCCGACATGGGGACCGGAGGAGGCGGGAACCGGCGTCTGCAGCGTCAGGGCGTCGGTCTCTCCGGTGACCGTGACGACGGACAGGCACAGGCTCGTATTGTCCACGAGGCGGAACCGGCAACCGTAAGACTTCGCGGATTCCATGACCACCTTCTCGTCCAGAACAACCCCGGTCAGGTTGTCACCGTCCAGGACGAGGGATTTCACGCGGCCCCAGCCCGACCCCCAGAGCGGGACGTCATGGCTTACGCGGACCTTGTCACCGCGCCGGCACACAAGGTGCTCAAAGTCGGCATAGAGGCTGTAGGTTTCGGGTCGCAGACGGGCCTGTGCGATATGAAAGCGGCCGAATTTCCAGACAAGGTCCGGATCCGTGACGCCGGGAAACTCCACGCTTTCAAAGTCCGTGGCGTTGGACACGCTGTAGCCGTCATCATAGACAATGCGCTCGTCCTTCTCGTATCCCTCGTTTTCGTTGGTGAAGGGCACGCGGAAGGCATGGGGGCGGTAGAACAGCGACTTCTCGGCCTTGAATCCCCAACTGTTGCGCGGCGTGAAATGCTGCACCACGGCCTTGTCCGCTGCATCGGTCACGACCCCCCAGACCCCGTCAGTGAGGGAAGGAGACGCCCGGCCCGCTGCGGCGATATCTGCCAGGGTCGCCCAGACGCTGGCCCGGAAATCCCTTACCATATTGAATTTATAGCCCTGCTCCTCGCAAAACTCGAACCACTCCCCGAGTCCCGCGCTGTCGATCTGGGTAGCGGTCCGGCGCCGGACGTTGGCCGGGTGCATGAGCACGGACCGGAACAGGGCGGCCGGATTCTGAACCGGGATCACGTCCGTTGTCCAGTCCTCGCCGTCCCAGGCCGGGGCATACGAGGTCACGACGGCATTCAGGCTGTCAATCACCCCCTGCAACTGATCGCTGGCCTTGATCCTCAGTGCCGTCATGGCCAGGGGCTGCGGGTACGTGACCGGGGGCTCGTTGGTGATGGACCGGAGGCTCGTCCAGTAGACGGTATCGATGATCTTGGTATCGGCTGTGTCGGCTGTCGTCCGCGAGACCGCTACCTCATATCGCTTTGTTCGGTCCACGAGCCAGTGCCGGTTCCTCCGGATCGTTGAGGACGTGGCCGCCGTGACCTTCAGGGATGGGGGCGTCACGGTACCGGCTGTGACGTCGATTGTTCCGTCACCGAGGGCGGAGCACACACAGCCCGTGACGTAGGCGCTGGACAGGTCCGTTACGACGGTGACCATGGCGGAGCCGAATCCATCAGTATAGGTCCGGTATGCTTCTCCGACCCGGTACGCCCCGGAGATAGCCGACTGCCCCTGTTGCATGAAAACAGCCCCACTCTCGGATACATAGATGCTGTAGGTGAGGAGCGGGAACGATAATGTCATGAATTCGTTCAGTACGAAATCATATCCCGAGACCGGCGGAGGCTGGAAAATCTTTGCCGCAACCGGGAGGGTCGTTGAAATATCGATCCAGTCCGGTGCCCCGACTTCGCGGTATTCCGCCTTGAGGATGACCGTATAGGCGGTTCGATTGGCGTAGGCGTCGAATTGCACCAGCCCCTGTGGGAAAGATACGTCAATGCTCAACTCGTCGGCTCCGGCCTGAGCGGTTCGGATCACGCGCCCGCTGGCCTGCACGAGTTCCACGCCGATGGCATCCTGGTAGACATCGGCGGGAAGCAAGCTGATGGCTGGATCGTCCGGCCAGCCCTCCACGGTCTCGATGGTCACGCCGGCAAAGGATGTAATGGGCGTCTCCCCTATCCGAATGTCCTCGATCTTCAAGGGGCCATACCCCCAGACAAAGAGCATGCGCAGGTACTCGTCATTTCCGACAAGCTCTGTGTAGGGCCGCGCTCCATAAGGAGGGTACATGCGGTGCTTTCCCAGGACAACGGGGATTGGACCGAAGGGATTCGCGCTGTTCTGGGCTCCGCTCAAGGAGTAAGTGGGGCTGTCCGAATAGGACTGCGTTGACGAGGCGGATGATAGTCCGGAGTCGGTGCGAATGGGGGCAATGGCGTTGACGAGGAGCATTCCGGCGGTGGACACGGCAAGCCCGGCCGCCCATCCCATGGCCGCCGCCTCCCCAGCCGTGAACCCTGCGCCCACTGCCCAGCCGCCCGCCCCGCCGACGTACCACGTAGCGATTGCCGCCACGATGACCACAACGATGGAGAGGATGGTCCGCAAAGGATTTTTCCCGTTCCCGCCGCCATGCACCGGGGCCAGGATCAGGACATGGGCATTGACGTCTGGAACGGTGCCCGACCACGCGGATCTCGGCACCGGCACGCCGTCAATCTCAACATCGAGTTGATAGGTCCGCATGACGGCCGGGACGCCGGATTCCTGGTACATGGCATCCACGATTTGACGCAGCGTCGCGCCATGCGGGGCCTGCATGATCTTGGGAGCCCGGAACGGAGCGGGGCGAATGATGACGGACCTATCCTGCATATCTGCGGTACTCCTCTACCCTGTGACGCCACAGCGGGGCGGTAAAGTCCTCAACGGATGAATCAATTCCGTGCTGGGCGTGCAGCATGCGGCGCCTGTCGATGACGAGCCCGGCATGCCAGATGAATTTCCCGGTGCGGAGGAGGACAATATCCAGGGGTTGAGGCTCCTCGATCCTCTGCCATGCCTCCTTGTGCTCCGCGTAGGCCCGGGCGACCCTGCGGAGGGACGCCGGGGAGTCGTCACGGGCAACGTCGGTAAAGGCGGGCAACTCGATCCCCAGGCGCTCGCGGTACACGAGGACAATCAGGCCATAACAGTCAACCCCGGCCCGCGTCCTGCCGTTGATGCGAAAGGGGATTCCGGTGTATTCATCCGTCCATGGCATCAGAACAGCCCCCGGAAATAGGCCGGGGAGAAACTGCCGGCGGGGAAGGGCTCACGCTCCAGGGTCTCCAGTTTCAAGGTTCCAGTGATTGTCGTCGCGTCATAGCTGATGTTTGTTAAAAGAAACTCCGGCCACTGCGCCTCCACGGTATCAAGGTCATTGTCCATGACCATTTCAACCGTGATCGAGGCGGGCGTAAAGATGCTTCGAACGGTCTCGGTAAGGTCGCGGTGGACGTTGTCAACCTCCAGGGTCATTTCCCCTGGCCCCTCGTCTTTGTCGTCGGGCAGGCGGATCCGGACCGGACAGAAAAGGAAGGCGTCGCCCCGACTCACGGTCCCATAAACAACCTCTTCATCCGTCGTCAACTCCTCCAGGCGTTGCGTGGGATCGGTGCTGATCCGGATAGGCTCCGCGAGGTCGGCGTGATCGATGGTAAGAAGGGCGATCAGGACGCGGCCCGTTTCGGCGGCATAGGCGGCTTCCCGGAAATTCAGGGATACGGTCGTCATGGCAGGATCTCCAGGCTCATGTTGACCTCGTAAATTCCGGGATCGACTGCGGACCACCCCGGAGCCTCCTTGAACCGCATTTCAGCGGCCGTGCCGCTGTCCGTGGGCTCTGTCCACGAGAAACGGAGACTTCCGTCAAGGAGGTCATCGGCGTAGAAGGATTTGAAAATCTCAAGCTGGGCGGCCGTCATCACGAGCTTCCCCTGCACAGGACGAACGGCGGATGAAGCACGGCGCCGGACCTTTGCCGGACCCGTATCCATGGCGGACCGCAGGTTATTGTCCCTTGCGCCCTCCTGGTATCCGCTCACAAGGAGGACCTGGGGAAGAGTCACCGGCCAAACAGGGACTGACATTTCGTTACCTCGCTACCAGGGTTTCCCGGGCTCCGAAGTTCTGCCGGACCGCCTTGTTTGACTGACTGCCGAACGTAGACAGCTTTTTCCCCACGGCGGCGTCGATCATGACATCAATCTCCATCCCCCGGGGCGTCTCGCGGCTGCTCTGTGAGACCTCGGCACCGGCGTTGTTGATGATGTTGACCGTGACCGCCCCTCCCGCTCCTGACGCCTGAACGCCCAGGTCGCCGGAGGCCGTGCGCTTTAGGGGAAGGATTCCCTCCGCTCCAGCCTCGCCCATAAGCCCGTAACCGTGGGCCATGGGGAAGATGGTCGGGCGATCGACAACGCCGCCGCGGGCATAGGGGAGGATGCGGCCCCGGGAAAAGGCGTCGCCGTGCTGCTCAAAGACCATTCCGCTCCAGTCGCCGCCCAACTCGCTGAGGGCGGAACCCGTAAAACCGGATATGCTCGTGGCCAGGGGCTTGGTAAGGTTCTGATATACGAGCATTCTCAAGATGTCTGAAATCATGGAATCAATCATGTCCGCGAAGGAGGTCTTCCCGGTCATGGCAAAGTCCACGATTGCCTCAGAGCTCGACTTTCCCCAGCCCTCAATTGCCTGTTTCAGTTCGTCAAATTCGCTTTTGGTGCTGTCCTTCAGGTCCTTGGCGTACTTCTCCGCGGCCTTCTGATAGGAATAGAGGCTGATTTCCCCGGCCGCATAGAGTTCATCCAGGGTACGAAGCTTGTCGGCGTACTCGTCCAGGGGCGTCACGAGGTCGGCGATCACGCCCTTGAGCTTTTCGTGTCTCTCGATCACGGCAAGCTGGGAGTCGGCGAAGTTGATCTGCTCCTCCGTCGCCCCGGCCATGGCCATGCGGTAAAGCGTTGCTTCCCTGGTCGTCATGCCCAGGACTTCCGCTTGCTCCAAAAGCCCCATGTTCTGCTGGTCGATGGAATCCCGAATGGCGTTGACGCGCTCCTCTTCCTTGATCAGAGACTGTAGGAGGTCTATTTCCCGGGCCATGAGGATAAGCTTGCTTTTCTGGGCGGGGTCGAATTTCGCATAGGATCCGGATGTCACTTCAAAGAGCATCTTCTGTTCCCGGGTGACCTCGAAAATGGATTCCCGTTCCCGGTCCATATTCATGATCGCCGCTTCCTGCTGCTTGCGGAGTTGTTCGGCATCCGCCGCGGCCTTCTTCCCGGACGCCTCCTTGTCTCGCGCCGAAGCCGCCCCTCTTTCCAGGGCCTTCGTTGCGGCCTCCCGGGACTGCTTGATCTTTTCCTCTGCCTCCGCCCTGCCCTTCGACTTCTCCTTTTCGGCATTGTCGATCTGGGCTTTCTTTGTCTCCAGGTCCGCCAGTTTCTTTTTCAGGTCATCGACGTTCTCTGTCAGACCGGTAAAGGGGTCTGTCGCCGGGAATTCGAT